ATAGAGTAAAGGTCGAATTAATAACTAATTAGAAAGGAATAAACTTATGAAAAAAGAACATTTTATTGTATCAGTAAATTGGGAAACTGATAATCAAGATATAGATTTACCAAGCGAAGTAGAAATACCAAGCTATATTAGAGATAATAATGATGATATATCAGAATATTTATCACAAAACTATGGTTGGTTAGTAAAAAGTTATGTAATAATTAAATAGAAAGGGATAAACTTATGAAAATTAAAAAACTTATTGAGTTATTAAAAGCTCAGCCACAAAATAACGAAGTGTTATTATCAATAGATAATGAAGGAAATGTTTTTAAAGAAATAGGTGGAAAGTATTTTACTTCCATAGAAAAAGATAAAAATAAAACAATTATCTTTCCCAATGATAAGTGTTGGGATTATGAAGAAAATGAAAAAGGGGATTTAGAGTTAGAAAAAATTAACTAATTAAAAGAAAGGAATAAATATATGAGAAAAAAACAAGAACAAGAGTGTTTCCACGATACTTTTAAAAATAGTAAAGTAGAATTGGTTGAACTTGTAGATGAAATGGAAATTGAAGTAGAGTGTAAGAATTGTGGTAAAAAAGGGACTATCAATTATAGCTATACAAGTGATAATTGGAAATAACTAATTAAAAGAAAGGAATAAATATATGGAAATTACAATAGACTACGAAGAAGTAGTGGGTTCAAGAATAGATAAAGATTACCGACTTTTAGTAGGTAAAAAAGAAATTGAAGTAGAAGTTAGTAAACATTGGTATGAGTATGCCGAGTTAGAAGATTATGGTAATGATTATACTATTACTGATGAAGATAAAGTTAAAAAACAATTATCAGAAAAAGAGTATGATAATTTGTTAGATTATATAGATAAATTAAAATAGAAAGGAATAAAAATATGGGAAAAGAAAAAATAAAACAAAGATTAGAATATTTAAGAAAAGAAATACAAAAAGAGTGTATTAGTTATGGCGAAATATTAGAGTTAGAGAGTTTATCAAAATATATTGATAAAAATGATACTCTACTATTAGAGTGGGCTAATATAAAAGAATAATTAATAATAAATATATGAACCAAGATTTGAATAATTTTTTAGATAAATTAGAGGGAAGAAAAAAAAATGACTCTAATAAAGCTATTAACAAAGAAAGAAAAAAACAAGGTTATAAAATAATTAAATTAAAATAAATATATGATTAAATATATATTAGTAAAAAGTAAAAAGTCTAATCAGTATTATGTTTTAGAAAATGGTGTAAAGGTTAAAAACGAGGTTTTTTATAACAAAAAAGACTTTGAAAACGAGTTAAAAGCATTAGGAATTACTAACTATACATTAGAAATTAAAAATTAATAATAAAAATATGAAAATAAATTATAGAATAAAGACCAACACTAACATTGGTAAATGGTCTGAAATACAACACGAAAATACCAGAAAATACCATTGTGATATGTGTAATAGTAAATTGTGGATAGCACCAGATAATAAAACCCTTTATTGTGATAAAGAACACAATTTTAAGTATAAAGAATTATATAATTAACTAAGAAAGGAACAATTATCTCGTGTCGTGTCGTGTCGTGTCGTGTCGTGTCGTGTCGTGTCGTGTTAAATTGTATTAAAAAATTATCTCTAAATTATTTATAATTTTGGGTAGTTTTTTAGTATTTTTTTAGTATTTTAGGGTATTGACATTTTCAGCCAGTATGCTATACTTAGAGTAGATAAAATAGTTCTTTGAAAACTGAATAGGATACGAAAGGAAATAAAACTTATGAAAAAAGTAAAAAGAAGAAAAGTGAAAATCGCAAAATGTCCAGACTGCTCAGAGGTATATACCGAATATCCCGCATTAAGTAGAAAAGACAATAAGACTGAAATCTGTTCCGCTTGCGGAGTGAGAGAGGCCTTACAAGATAACTTATATCTAAATCGCAAAATGTCCGCAATCTTTGAGAAGATACATCAAGAAAAATAAAAAAAGTAAATAAAATTATTAGCTAATAATTAAAATATCCTATTCAGTTTTTAGAGAGTTAAAGGTCGCAACATATAAAAATTAAATTAGAAAGGAACAAACTTATGAAAAAAGAAAAGAAACAAAAAATGGACAACTACACAGCTGTCGGTTTAGCAGAAGGTTTTATTGAGGCAGACAGCAAGGACGAGGTTATTGAGGCTTGGCAGTATTTAGTAAATACTGGACTAGCTTGGCAATTACAAGGCTTTTTTGGAAGAACAGCTGAAAGATTAATTGAAGAGGGTGTTATAAAAGCTGTAAATAATTAAATAATAAAAAACTTATGAAAAAAGAAAAAATTGGAACTTTTACCTTAGAGGTAGGCGAAAAACACGAGACAGTTACTAATCCATTTAGTGGAGCAAGTTGCGAGTTATCACCGCAAGCAGTAGCAGTATATGACTTAATTAAAGGCTCTGAAATGTTAAACGAATATGATACAATGGCAAAAGCCTTATCGCTTTTTAGTAAAAAATGGCCAAAAGAATATTTTATTTTATTAGACTAAAAATAAATATATGTCAAAAGCAAAAGATTTTAGCAACTTAATCAATAGTATTAAGTGGCAAATAGCAAGTAAAGAAGATATTTTAGATAATTTAGAACATTATGCTAATAACAATGTTAGTATAATAAGCACGAAAGACTTTAACAATATCTTTTTAATGTATTCTTTCAAAGATAAATACTTTAAAAGGGAAGTTATAAAAAGAATATCTCAAAAGACTATATTAAATGCTATGAGTTTAAGCAACTTATAGTATAACAATATCATTAAATAATTAATAATAAATATATGACTAAAATTAATGTTGTTAACAAGTGGAAAGTGCCTAATCAATTTGAAATAATGACCAAAGAAGGCCTATACTTCCAAAGCTATAATAGTATTATAGCATTTAAAGATTATAATGGCGATAAAATAATACTCGATGAAAATTACTGGGATTACTCAAAAACTACGGGTAAATATAGGAATAAATTCCTTAATGAAGATAAAAAAGAAACCCAGAAGAAGATTAAACAAGGTATATATAAATTAGCTAACTTAAATTAAATGACTAAAAGAAAAATAAAAATGTTTTTAAGAAACCCTAAGAACAAAAAAGCATTACTAAATACAAAACTAATTGCAATGATTATTATATTAAATGTAATATACTTAATAATTAAAATTAATTAATAGAGAGGAACAAAATATATGAAAAAATACAGAACAACAGAACAATTTAACGAAATTATACATAGTGCTATAAATGGTAATTGGACTCAAGCAACAAAAGAAGTGGAAGAATATGGATTCTTTGCTAATGACCTAATAAAAGCATATAACGAATTAGCCGAGAGTTTTGGGGTAGAAGATTTAGAGTATTTGAATCGGGAAGATTTAGCTCTGTTAATACCCGATAAAAGAAATTAAACTATTAAATACTAAAAGCATAAAGACTTATTTTAATTAATAGGTCTTTTTGTTTTGGCTAAATCGCCGAAGATTAAATTGCCTAAGACTAATACATATATAATACTATAAGAGAGAAAAGTTATATTTTTTGTAGGTTTATGTATATATTTATATGTTTTGGGTATATCTTTGTTATCTCTTACAAGAGAATAAAAGTATATCTGGCCGTGCCGTGTTCTTTATTTTTTTGAAAGTTTTATAAAAAAAATCGCTTTTAATAGTCTTTCTTCCTTTTTTTTAATAGTTTTCTTCCTTTTTTTTATTTAATCAATTATTTAATAGTTTTCTTCCTTTATTTATATAGTCTCTCTTCCTTTGTTTTTATTTAATCAATAGTATTTTAATTTATATTATTTATACAATTATATTACTTCTATTTATTTATTTTAATTATATAATACCTACTAACCTAAGGGGGTATATACCTCGGAGGTTCGAGTTTAATTTTATTATTATATATGAAACCTACGCAATTATATTTTCAATATTTGCTTTTTAAGGTAATATGTGCTATAATTATATAAGATATAATATGAAAATAAAAGGATTAACAATTCAGGAGAAGAAAGCTGCTGACCATTATCTTGAATATGGTCAAAAAGCTAATGCTATTCGTCATGCCTATAATATAGGTAAGAAGGGGGGTTCTAAAACTGAAGAGTTAGAAAAAATAACAGTTAGAAATATGGGGCAACAAGTATTTAGTCGTAAAAACGTTTCAGAGTATATTGAAGGACATGCTACTGGAGCAGCTAGTAGAGTAGTAGATTTATCTAAAACAGCAGATTCCGATGCTGTGCGTTTGAATGCTAATAAAGATATTTTAGATAGAGCAGGGTTTAAACCAAAAGAAGTAAGCGAAGTAGAAGTAAAGAAAACCTATGATGAAGAACAAATCCAAAGGGCAATCAAAGAAATCCAAGACAAGTCCGCTTCAGATGGCGGAGATGATGGAACAGAAGGCAAGGAATAACTTCCGAGTCTTTTGTACGTTAATAGATAGGAATTATCAATTTAACTGGCATCATCGTTTGATAGCTGATAAACTAGAAGCAGTTGATAGAGGTGAGATAAAACGTTTAATGATATTCATGCCACCAAGACATGGCAAATCGCAATTAGCTAGTATATTATTTCCTGCTTGGTTTCTAGGTAAGAACAAAGGTAAAGAGATAATTACCGCTTCTTATTCAGGGGATTTAGCTCAAGACTTTGGTGGTAAAACAAGAGATATTGTAGCAGACCAAATATTTACCAAGATATTCGGTACAACCCTTAAAAGCGATGAGAAGTCCAAGGCAAAGTGGAGAATGACTAATAAAGGCACATATACATCTGTTGGTGTGGGGGGTGCAGTTACTGGTCGTGGAGCAAATGTTTTAATAATTGATGACCCTATTAAAAATAGAGAAGAAGCTGAATCTGATGTTATACGTGACAAAGTATGGAATTGGTACACATCCACAGCTTATACACGTCTGGAGAAGAATGGAGCAATAATAATAATTCTTACTAGATGGCACTTAATGGATTTAGCGGGTAGGTTATTAGAGAAAGAAATGGAAGGCGGAGAAAAGTGGGAAGTCATTAATTTTCCAGCTCTAGCCAGAAAAGATGAGGAATTTAGAAAAGAAGGAGAAGCACTATGGAAAACCAAGTATGGGAAAGAAGATTTACTTCAAATAAAAGAAACCATAGGAATATATGATTGGGCAGCACTTTATCAACAAACACCAGTATTAACAGAGAGCCAAGAATTTAAACAAGATTGGATACAATATATTTCTCGTAAAGATGTTATCTTGAAAGATACTCGTAAATACCTAACTGTTGATACAGCGATGAGTAAAAAGGAAACAGCTGACTATACAGGTTTTACTGAGAACTTCGTAGATAAAGAGAATAAATGGAATGTAGCTGCTTACAGGATGAGATTAAATGCCAAAGAGTTCGTTGAATACTTATTTACCCTACAAGATAGACATAGCTTTGAAAAAATAGGAATAGAGAAAACAGCTTATGTCTGGGGATTAAAACCTTATTTAGATGGAGAACAAAGAAAACGTAATAAATATTTACCAATAGTGGAGCTGACACATAAACAAACAGCAAAGGAAACAAGAATTCGTGGACTTGTTCCCAGATACAATAGTGGAAGTATATTCCACATTAGGGGTGAATGTAAGGATTTAGAAGAAGAAATGTTTACTTTCCCAAAATCAACTCACGATGATGTATTAGATAGTCTTGCTTATCAAGCACAAATAGTAGACCATAAGAAAAAAGGTAAGCGACAATTTATACCAAATTTTAAAAAGATAAGTTATTTAAGATAATATGTTAATAGATTTAAATACAGAAAGAGCACCAAAGAGTGGTTACACACCAGGTGCAAAAGACCAAGAAATGATTCATTTTGTATTAGAAAAGTTTCGTATATCAAATGAAATTCGTAATACTAACTTTGAAGAATTTAATGGTTTAACACTTACTGAACGTCAAAGAAAAGACCAGAGAGCTTTTAATGTTTGGCAAGAAAAAAGAAGTGGGGATGACTCTTGGAAGTCTAACGCAGTAAGACCCATTGAAAGAAATCGTATTATTAGTATTGCTGCTCATTTAGCTTTAACCTTAATATTTCCTAAAGTAAATGCTCAAAATACTAGAGATGAAGAAGATAAGGATGCGGCATTAGTTATGGAGGATTTAATGGAATGGAGAGCAGACCAAGCTGATTATGAGAAAACTTTTTTATATTCAATTGTAGCTGCATTAGTTAATCCTGCAGTAATCATTCAAACAGAATATGCTGATGTTAAACGTAAGATAAAAGAGATTAAAGATGATGGCTCTTGGACCGAGAAAGAAATAACAGATGAAATCTTTAGTGGATTCCAAGATACCCTTGTTCCAGTGGATGAACTTTATATTGCTAATATTTATGAAGTAGATATTCAGAAACAAGAGTTCTTAATCTGGAGAAAGGTAATAGATTATGCAACAGCACAAGCTAAGTATGGAGCTAAAGAAAACTTTGAATATGTTAAACCAGGAGCACAAAATGTTTTATCAGGAGACAATACTTATTTACAAGAAGATAAAGATTTAGAAGGAAGAAATGTAGAAGAAATTATTTTTTATAATAGAGGATTAGATTTACAGGTGACAATTCTTAATGGAGTTTTAATAGATAATGCTGAACAACCTAATCCACGTAAAGATAAGATGTATCCCTTTGCTAAAACAGGATTTGAAATAATTAATGAAAAATTCTTTTATTATAAAAGTTTAGCTAATAAAATGTCAGTAGATGGAGAAGTAGTAAATACTTTATACAGAATGATAATTGATGGAACATTCTTACAACTAATGCCACCTACTGCAATTTTTGGAGATGAAGAAGTAAATTCAAATATAATAATGCCAGGAGTTATTACTTCCTTTGGTAAAGACACTAAGATGGAAAAGATAGATGTAGGAGGAAATTTAAGTGCTGGATTAAATGTATTAGCTAAAGTAGAAAATTCTATATCTGAAACTTCTCAAGATGTGATGCAAGCAGGTATATCTTCTAAAGGAGAAAGAACTGCTTTTGAAATTTCTCGTTTACAAGAGAATGCTAGAACAATGCTTGGACTATTTGGACAGATGATTGGCTTTTTAGTAAAAGACTTAGGTAAATTATTTGTAGATGATATTGTTCAATTTATGACAGTAGGAGAAGTTGGAGAACTTACAGATGGTTTAGGAGTATTAAAATTTAGAAAAGTTCTTATTCCAGAACAAATGGTTGAAGGGAAGGAAGTTACAAAGGTTATAGACTTTGATATGGAATTACCTGAAGAAATTACTGAAGAAAAAAATATAGAAATGGGGATGGACATTATGACAGAAGAGGGTGGTATGGATTCTAAGAAAAGAATATACAAAGTTAATCCATCTTTATTTAGAGAATTAAAATATAAAATAAGAATATCACCAGAAATTATGACACCAAAAAATGATGCTGTTGCTAAAGCATTTAATCTTGAATTATATGATAGAGCAATCAGTAATCCTTTAGCAGACCAAGAATCAATATTTAGAGACCTTTTACTTGGAAGTTATGATTCAACTAAACATGATACAGATAAATATATTAAAGGTGCAGATTCAACAGGATTAGATAAATTGATAGGTGCGGATATAGGACCACAAACGCCAATGTCACGACAAAGTCCAGTTGAATCAGTTGTTAATGCTCAAGGACAACCAACTTAATTAAATATAAAAACTTATGAATAGAATAAAAGTTAAAATACAGAATTGGTTACTTAAAAATTTATTTAACGCAATTAGCGAAGATGATATTCTCAAATATGAGAAAGGAAAGTTTCTTCTTAGAGGAACACTTTTAGATACGAGAGTAACAGGAAACTTTGTTAATCAAGCTAATAGTATATTAAAATCACAATTATGGAAGCATCTTACCGATGATATAAAATATATTTCTAATCAAAGGATGTATGAGAAAAGTACAACCATTGATGATGTAATATTTGGTAAAGCTATGCTTTATAATTTAGATATACTAGAACGCAAGTTAGAGCGTTTAAGTAAATTAAAATAATTAATTCGTGGGGTTGAGTATACCCCTTAATCAAAACACTATGTCAAATGAAAAAAAGATGGAGAAAAAAGAAGAAGTTCAGAATGCTCCTACTGAACAAGAGGAGAATAAAGAAGACGTTCAATCTGCTCCAGTTGAGCAAAGTGAGGAATCTAAACCTGAAATTGATTACGTAGCTGAACTAGGTATAGCTAAGTCTAAACTAGAGAAAGCTGGTAACACAATTGAAAAAATAAAGAAAGAAAACAAAGAGTTAAAGAATGATGATGATGAGTTTGTTGACTATGAAGAGGAGATAGAAAAGCGTGTAGCTTCAAAAGTAAAAGAAACAATGACCAGTGTAAGAACTGACCTTGCTGCTGATACTATTGAATCCACATTAGAAGATTTATCTGCTAACGTAGACGAAAGAGCTTTAATCAAACATCATTACGATAATTCTTTACAAAGAACTGGCTTTTCCCGCCAGGCAATTATGCAAGATTTACTTAATGCTAAATTACTTGCTAACCAAAAAAGTCTTACAAAAGAGAAAGCAGAATTATCTGCTGCCTTAATTGCCAAAGAATCTATGGGTAATTCAAGTAGAGGAGCTAACTTAGATAAAGCTAACATTGATAAACCAATGAAACCTATATCTGATATGAGTAGAGATGAGCATAAAGCATACTGGGAAAGTTTTAAAAAATAATTGAAGATTTTATAATTTAAAATCTTCATTAGGAAAATCAGAAATATGGCAATAAGTACAGGAACAATTACAAAAGCAGATGTTGAAGTATTTGAACCAGAGATATGGGAAGGTGCTGTTAATGATTTCTATAGAGCAAAGTTAGTTGCAGGTAATTTCTTTTGGGATTTATCTTCTGCAGTAAACCAAGGTGGTGACCAAATTAATATTCCAAATATTGCAGAAATGACAGCGAATACTAAAACAAATGGTGCAGAAGTAACTTTAAATTCAAATACAGAAACTGATATTAATTTAGTGATTAATAGATGGCAAGAAGTTTCCTTCTTAATTGAAGACTTTGAAGCAAGACAAGTTGCTGCAGTATATGACTTACAAGAGAAATATGCTAGAAACGCTGGGTACACAGCTGCTGCTAAATTAGAAGATGCACTAATCGCATTATTTGACGGGTTTACCCAAATTGTTGGAGCATCTGATGCAACATTAGTAGATTCTGATATTAGAAAAGCAATTCAATATCTAGATGATGCTGATGCTCCACAGGAAGACAGAGCATTCTTTTTATGCCCTGCAACAATGTGGGATGACATCATGGCTATTGATAAGTTTGTATTAGCAAACGAATCAGGTGGTCGTGGTCCAGTAACCTCAGGTCCAGTTGGTATGTTATATGGATATAAAGTTTATGTAACTTCAAGATGTTCTGATGGTGATGGTGGTCTTCAAGCATTTGCTCACAAAGATGCATTAGTATATGCGTCTAGTAGAGTCAGAGTACAATCAAACTATGTTCCACAACGTTTAGGTACTTTAGTTACCGCAGACGTTATGTATGGCACTTTAGAAAACAGAGACACATCAGGAGTATGGATAAAAGCTGCTGCTTAGTAGTTTTATTCTGTGGGTTATCTATTAACCCACAGAGCTAAGATTATTAACCAAAAACCTATGGGAGTAAGAATAAATATCACAAAAAAAGAAAGAGTGTTCATTCACAAAGATGGTCGTGTTGAAGTTCTAAGTAGTACAGATAAATCAAAACCTAAAAAGAAGAAAGAGAAAAAAGATGAAAGTATATAATATTACAGGGTGTCATTTTTCTTGTGCTTATGTTAGACAACTTCTCCCTATGTGGGAGAATGGCTATAATGGTAATTTTATTGGATTAAATACACCTAGAAAAGATATGAAGACAATCACTCAAGAAGCAATAGATTCAGACATAATAGTATTTCATAGACCAGAACTAGGTACATATTGGAAGGTAGCTGACATTCTTAAGGGGATGGGGAAAAAAATAGTATTTGATAATGATGATACATTTAAACTTCACAAAGGACATCCTTTTTATAAGATGCATATTGGTATGAAATTAATGGACAAATTTAATAGAAATTATGATATGATAAATTATCAAACAAATAGTTTCATTAGAGCTGCAGACTTAGTAACTACTACTACAAAGACATTAGCTAAAGAGTATAAGGAATTAAATTCTAATGTAGCGATATTACCAAACTGTGTTAATCTAGATGATTGGGAAGAACCATTAAGACATGAAGATAATATAGTAAGAATAGGTATATCAGGTTCAACTGCATATACTTATGATTTTAAGAACATTAAAAATTATATCAAAGAATTAGATGAAAGGGATGATGTTCAATTTATACTATTTGGACTTGATGATAAAGAAGATAGAAAAAAATATCCAAAGGTAACTAAGATTCTTGAAGATGAATATGCATTTTGGGATACATTAAAAAATAAAGAACACATGCATTGGGTTGATAGGTCTAAGTATAATGAAACATTAAATAATTTAAAGTTAGATATAATGCTTATTCCAAGACAAGAATGTTATTTTAACAGATGTAAATCAAACGTTAAATTTTTAGAAGCAGCAATGTGTGAAATACCAGTAGTAGCAAGTAGTTTTACAGATGGTCCTTACGAAGAACTAGATGGGAAGAATGGTATTAAAATAAAAGATAAAACAAAATGGAAAGAGATAGTTGATGACCTTATTAAGAATAAAGAAAAGAGAAGGGCGATAGGCAAAGAAGCAAAACGATATGTTCTTAATAATTATGATATTAAAGACCATGCATATAAATGGGAAGAAGTATATAAAACCTTATGAAAAAAGTATTATTAGCAATTCCAACTAGTGGTAATTTAGATTATAGAATAGTTGAATTTATGCTAGATATGTATAACCAAAAGAAGTATAAAGTAATTATACATATTTCAAAGCTAGTAGGAATTGAAGCAAATAGAAATCAAATAGTTAAAGCACTTTTAAATTCAACTTGTGATTACCTACTTATGGTAGATACAGATAATCCCCCCCTGGATAATCCTTTAGATTTAATAAAAGAAGATAAAGATATTATAGGATTACCCACTCCAATTAATATGAGTTGTATTAGAGGAATGAGTTTCTTCAAATATAATATCTATAAAGATGATAAACAATTAAAAGATGGTGAAGGATTACAAAAGGTAGATGCGGTAGGAACTGGTTGTATACTTATTAAAAGAGAGGTATTTGAAAAATTGGGAGATAATCCTTTTACTCCAGAGAGATATGAAGATGATAGAATAAAAGTAGGAGAAGATATAATGTTCTGTAGAAGGGTAAAGAAAGCAGGAATAGATATATGGACACATTGGGATTATAAGTGTCATCATTATAAGGAGATAGATTTAACTACATTACCAGTAGAAATATTTAATAAACTAATATAAAACTTATGTTTAAAATTGAAGACATCACACCTACACGCGAAGTAGAATTACAAAACGCAAAGTTACACAAATTGTTAGAAGAAAAAATAAAGTTAGTAGAGGAAGGTAAATCATTTCAAAAGAAGGTAGAAAAATTACAAAAAGAACAAAGAAAGATTGGACTTAAATTAAATAAGGTAAAAGAAAAGGTTTTGCCTTTAATAGCAGGAGAATCAACAAAGTTAGACATTGGACAATTTGAAGCACCTATGAATGTTAATATTATAGATGGTAAATCTATTCTAACAATAGTAGATAGAGTAGAAGATTTTAAAAAAAGACTTTTAGAAAAATTAGAAGAAGATAATAAAAAAGATGCCAAAGAAACAGAAACAGAGTAAATACTACGAACAGTATTTTCAAATATTCACGTACTTTAACAACCTTTGGAATAAAATTATTCGTAAGCATGTTTTTAAAGTTAAGGTTGAAAATCAACCTAAAGTTCAAGATGTTAAGATTACTAATCCACAAGCTCCCCAATCTTCATTAAAGGTTTCTAACTTTGAACAAGTTGAACAAGCATTGAATAAAAATGTAATTGACATTATAAAATTCCTAGAAAAGAAAATGGAAGAATTAAAAGTTGAGCCAACTGATAATTCAGATATTCTTAAAAGTTTAAAAGGTATTAGAAAAGAATTGAAGGTAAAAGATTTAACACCAAATGTAATTAAACGATTAGAGGATGTTAAAAAAGCTATAAGCAAGTTAGATATTAAATTTGACTTAAGTGGCTTAGAAGAGCGTTTAGACGTATCACAGGGCTTATTAGAGAGCTTAAAGAACTACACAGAGTATGATGAGTGGAAGGTAAAGATAAATGGTAAGCAAATGGAAGAACTTGTCAATGCTATGGGCAAGCAATGGATTAGTGCTAGTGGCACAGGAATAATTAAAGATGGTAGTGGGAATCCTTATAGCTCAACTAATAAATTACCAGTAGAAGCTACTTTAGAAATAGGAGATATAGAAATTGGTGCAGTAGAACTTAAAGATGGTGATAGTGATACCAGAGCAGATATTGAAAGTGATGGAACTAAAAATGCTTTATTCGTTCAAGCTAATAATGATAGTTTAGGAGTACAACAGGTTCAATCTAATTCATCTAATATAGCAACAGAAACTACCTTAGGTTTAATAAAAGATACAGATGGAATTAAGAAGATTACAGATGCAGTTACAGTTGAACAAGCTACTGCAGCAAGTTTAAAAGCACTTGTTAATCCGAATTATTTAGTATTAGATAATAATCAAGTTACTTCAGTAGATGATGCACAACAAACAATATTTGATGCTTCTTCAGCAGCAGATGCAGTATTTTTAATAGTAGCAAATTGTGGAGATGATGAAATATATATTTATAATACCACAAGTGTAACTTCAACATTGTTCTTTAAAAGAATAGCAAGTGGAGAAAGTTGGGAATTTCCTATTGGTTATACAAGTGATACTGCTAATGATTTATATGCTATAAGAGCATCAGCACAAGGAAATAATTCTGTAGTTGTTACTTGGTTTAAAGATAATTAGTATGGCTTATGGAGATTTTATAAATTGGAGAATAGCTACAGGTGCAGATGATTGGGATGATAATAGTTCAACAGGAATAACCATAAGTGCTACAAGTAATACCTTAACTATACCCCACACATCAGTAAAGGCATATATGAGATTTAAGTCATCAAAGAAAATATTTGATATTCACCCAAGAGCAGTAATAGAGAGTATGGAATTAAATTGGTATGTTCAAGGTACTACCATATCAAGACGACACCCTGGACCATCAGTTGATATAGATATATATGCACCTTGGGCTACAGATGCAGCAAGTGGTTATATAGAAATCAAGGCATATAATCCAATATCATTAGGAACAGGTTGGCAAAAATATACAATACAAGAAAATGCTAAAAGATATATAGCAAGAACATTAAATAATAATGGTGGTTATACACAGTTTAGGTGGGAAGTAGATGCAGTTAGGGCACATAATTGTACTCATAAAATTAGAGCTTATGAGTATGGTGTAGGGCATTTATCAGCAGGATATTTAGATATTTATTATCACGTTCCACAAGAGAAAAAAAGAAGGGTAAGAAGAATATGGAGCAAGGGATAACAGAAAAACAATTCAAAGAAGAAAAGTTAAGAGAAGACGATAAGGGTTTATGGTTATTTGATAAATGTATAATGTTTAAAGAAGAATACCCATTTATTACTAAAGGAGTAGAATTGATTTGTAAAAAGATTAAGCCAAAAAAAGTATTAGAATTAGGATTTGGTTATGGGTGGACATCAACAGAGTTTCAGAAATATGGAGTAGAAGAACACACAATAGTAGAGGCACATCCATTGATATATTCACAGGCAGTAGAGTGGCAAAAGAAATATCCCAAGTCAAAAGTAATACATAGTTTCTGGCAGAACCTTGAATTAAAAGATGAATACGATTTAATATACTATGATACATTTGAAATAGTACAGACAAATAATAATGATGAATTAGATAATTTAAAAACAAAATATTGGGCAACTTGTTATGCAGATTATGATGAAACATTTGCCGATTATAAAGAACCATCATTTATATTTAAAGTAAATGGTAGAAAATATTTTCAAAGTTTATATAAAAAATAATATGGAAAATGGAGAAAAAATAAAAGTACACGAAAGATTATCCACACTGGAAGCACAGATGGATACTGTTTTGGATAACCATTTACCACACATACAAAAATCAATAGATAAAGTAACAAGTAAGATAGGGTGGTTTACTAGTCTTTTAATTGCTAATTTAGTAGCAGTAATAATGACAATGGTAAGATAGTTTTTTCCTAATTCGGAGTGATACCGAAATTCATAGGTTTGCTCGGAGCTTTATTGCTCCGAGTTAGGAGAGAGTTAATCGTACATTAAAAATAAAGGAGAATAAAATGAAGAAGTTTAGAGTTGGATGTAGCAGCGAGTATTGCGGTGGAGTTTCTTTCTTTTCAGATTTTAAATTTGATTCCATGAAAATGGTCTTAATATGCTATGGATTATGTTTTTCTTGCGGTAAAAGAGTAAGAACACATATATCTATACAAGATTTAATGCATGTTAAGAACAAAAATGGAGGTTCAAATGAAACGTAAAAAATCAAAGAAATCAAAGAAAACTAAACGCAACAGTAAGAATCGTCATCATATCATTCCTAGTAGTAGGCGTGGAAAAGAAGGCGAAAACATTACTTTAATTTGTCAAACTTGTCACAGTCTATATCATAAGAATTTTGGTAATATGACACCAGTAGAAATTATTAATTTCTTGGTAGAATATTATTGGAAAGGTCAATGGAAATGGGTGATAAGAGCATTAATTGAAAAAGATAATACTAGGGAGACATAATCATGCTTTCAGTAGAAGATTTAATCTTAATAGTAATATGTATTTCAATTGGCTTTATTGGCGATAAACTAAAACCACAAGAATATCATTATGGGAATAACATTGTTATTGTTTATAAAAAATATCAATGTCCTAGCTATTGTGCAGTAGACCATTTTCATTATGTGTATTTTGATAGCACATTAATTGAAACTGGTAGAATGTACATAGAGAAAGGTAAACTTGGGGAAAAGTACAAAGGAGATAAAAATGAAAAAAGAAAATAGGAATCTTTGTGCGACTAACACTGTAAAGAGAATACCCAAATGGGTATTATGGTTAAATCTAGTAGTTGGAATCTATAACTTGTACCTGTTTGTTAATAATGGGAACTGGTTCATATTTATACTTGGAGCAGTTAATATAGGTGTATGGGTGTTTAACACAAGGAGATTAAAATGAAAAACAAAAAATGGTCAAAAAAAGATGTTGCTTTTCTGAAGAAGAATTATCCCTTTTTTACTAATAGTGAATTAGCTGAAGAGCTATTTAGAACTGTTAATGCAATAGAGAAGAAGGCTTCTAAACTAAAACTTTACAAAAATCTTTCAGAAAATCTGGAAGGAGATAGAAATTTGTTAAGAGCTAGAACAGAAGGCAACATTACAAAAAAGAAGTACAAAGAAGCATTACTTGAGAATGATAGATTACGTGTTGAAAAAGAAGCAATACTACGTATTCAAGAAACTCCACAGAAGATAAAATTCACTCAGCGACAAAATGGAGGCAGTGATGCTACTGCATTTATTATCGCTAGTGATTGGCATATTGAGGAAACTGTTAGACCTTCAGATGTATCAGGATTAAACGAATATAATCTTGAGATATGTGATAAACGAGTTAAAAAGTTTTTTTCAAATGCTGTAAAACTCTTAGAAATTACTCAAAAAGAAAGTCGTGTTAATCAAGTGGTTTTAGCACTCTTAGGAGATTTCATTAGCGGACATATTCATTTGGAATTGTTGGAAAACAATACCTTACTTCCTGCTGATGCTATCTGGAGAGTACAAAACTATCTGATAAGTGGTATTAATTTCTTATTGGATAATTCCAAAATAGAACTAACGATTATCTGTCATGGTGGAAATCATGGTCGCATGACTAAGAGGATTCATCACGCAACAGAACAAGGTAACTCACTAGAAGTTTATATGTATAATAATATTGCTTTACACTTTAAAAACAATAAACGTATAAATTTTGTTATAGCTGAAGGTTATCATACCTATGTTGATGTATATGATTATAAAGTACGACTTCATCATGGACATGCAATTCGTTATGCTGGTGGTGTAGGCGGTATCTTTATTCCTGTTAATAAAGCGATTGCACAATGGAACAAAGGTCGGACAGTTGATTTAGATGTTTTCGGACATTTTCATCAATTTAAAGATGGTGGAAACTTCATCTGTAATGGTTCACTCATTGGCTATAATGCCTTCGCTTTGTCAATCAAAGCAGATTACGAGAAACCAAAACAGGCATTTTTCCTTGTTGATAAGAAGCGTGGGAAATCTATTGTTGCTCCAATATGGCTTCAATAAAAACTCCTTCAAAGGTGTGGGTTGGATTAAAGAATTACGAGATAATTAATTTAGCCCACACTCCTTCAAAATTAAAATATGAAAAAAAATAATTTAAATTATAGATATGGATTCGGTGCTAAAAAAGATAAGAAAGATAAGAGAGATTATTTAGCAGCAGGAATTACACCTTCAACTACAGTAGAGTTAAAGAAGTTTAGGATACCTGAAAAATATCCTAGTAAGAATCAAGGTGGTAGAGGTAGCTGTACTTCTCAGGCACAAACTCATCATAAAGAAAGACAAGAAGAAATACCTTTATCTGCTAGATTTGTTATGGCTTTAACAAAACAGTGGGAACATAATAAAAGATGGGGTGCTTATACAAGGAATACATTTAAGGTAGTAAAGCAATTCGGTGCTTGTAAAGAAGAACTTTATCCTGAACCAAACTTTGAAATGAGTTGGAGAGATTACATTGATACTAATTCAATACCAGCAGAATGTTATGAAGATGCTTTAAAACATAAATCTAAATCTTATTGGCGAGTTGAGAATTCTATATTAGCTATTAAAGATGTATTAGCCCTACATAATAAATCTGTCGTAATGTCTATGGGATGGTATAAAAACTTTAATCAAGTAGTAGATGGAATATTACCCAGAGAGAAAGGTAAATATATTAGTGGACATGCAGTAGAGATAGTAGGTTTTGATGATTTTAATCAATGGCTAATAGTAAAGAATAGTTGGGGAGAACAATGGGGAAAGAAAGGAGATTTCTATTTATACTATGATATGTTAGCAGAAGTAATAAGAGATTTATGGTGTAGTCTAGATATAGAAAAAATGAATATATTGGTTGATGTAAGATATGGAAAAGAAAGAACTTGGAAATCTTATTTAGTAGAAAAACAAGTAGCATTCAATTCTTGGTTACATGCCAAGATAAAAAGATTACCTACCAATAGAGAAATAAATGCCTTAGCTTATGGTAAATGGGATTTTCAAACAGTATATACTGGCATTAATGGAGACCTTTGGTT